AGTTCCACCTTCATAGTCCTCATTACAAAATAAGATGCAACTTATGGTTCTCGGAGTAGTTAAACCGTGGTCCGTGTGCCATGTATAAAAATTATTTGTATCATATTTTAAAACGCTCATTTCAAAATTATGTTGATAGGTCAGGAACTCGGAATTAGTTTCTCGTTTGTACTCTTCCAAACATCTTAAAAAACAGTTATTAAAATAATTGTACCAATGAACATTGGTTAAACTCTTTTCTAAATCATTTAAAAATAACGTTTTAACATCCCTGACTTCAGTATTAACTTGCAATCCTTTTTTAGTGACAATGGGGGCCTCCTTAAAGGCTTTTGTTTTTTCAACGTAAGCTAAAAATTTAGACAACGGTTTTTCTTCTATAATTTTATACGTTCTAATAAAGGCATCTATTTCCATGATTTTTTATTCCAGTATAATGTTTTATATTTATGTAAAAATTTTAAAGAGAATCCAAATTTTTCTTTAACCAGGTCTTGTGATTTTTTTCCTTTAATCACCATTTTCCAACTTTCTCTTTTAAAAGGTATTACTTGAACATAAGGAGTTCCTTTTTTCAGAGTTGTTTCTAAAGTCTCATACTTATCTCCATTTATGATAAATGGAAAATTCACCTCTTTATCATATGTATCGGTATCAACAATCCCAGGTATTATACTAAATCTATCATCTGAATTATTAAGAGGAGGAACAAATAAACAAGAATAACCTGGAGGAGTTTTTATTCTCCAAGGATTCATAAACTTTAAAACTCCTTGATTATTATTTTTTTCAAGATGTGGACTGCCTTGAAGTTGTTGTGGAGAATGATGTTCATTTCCTTGTCGGTTTAAATTAACAAAATGTAAATTTAAAAGATCCGCTTCTTCTTTCATAGGACAGGCAAAACTAGAATCCTTTTGTCCATCTTCTTTGGTAAAATTATGATTAATATAAAAGTCTTGGGGCAGCTTTAAGATATATCCTGCAGACATTGAATCTAAAAAAGGCATGCAACCTTTCACTGTTTTATTTTGCCACGTATGATCTAAGTTTTTATACCATTCAGGTAAATTATTTTTTGCTGGAATAGGATAACTGTCTTTCAAATTAACGTATATTTCATGAGCGCTAAATTCTATTTTATTTTCAAACATTCTTATCCGTTTCTAAAAAAAATGTTTGCACAGTCCTAGAATCTTTATTCCAATCTATTCCCGCCGAATGAAATAAGGCAGCTTTAAAAATTATACATCTATTGGGCTTAGACCCAATTATAACATCAGGCTTTACTTGTTCTCTATATGAATACAGTCTTGTTCCATCCTCTATACTAAAGCTGTCAAAATATACCACACCGGCCCAATCAAAATTGTCGGAGTCTTGATGCACAAGGGATTCATTTCTTCCTTTATAAGGGGATTTTAAAAGTTCAGAAGTTAATACTTTTCTAAAAAAAGATTTAATTTTTTTAATTTTAAACTCTGTTTTTTGAATTAAAGTTTTTTCTGTAAGGTTGTATTCTATTTGATCTTTTTCAAAATCATCAGATTCCCATGTAGGGAAGGCTTCTAGTCTTGAGGGATAATAAATATTTTGAGGGACATGTAAACCTTTCATGTTACACGTTCTTTGAAAATTAGACATTAAGCCAAAATTTTCAGCAGTGTAAAAATCTTCTATTACAAATAAGTTTTGCATTGTACCTTTATAATTCTTTCGAGCATTATAAAGACTTTATAATATATATTATAATAATTGTAAAGGGTGATAACCGACGTTACCGTTTATTGATTTTACGTATTTCCAAAAAGATACTGATGAATCTATTGTTAAAGAATCTATGTCTATGCCATTAACAGTTTCTATAAAACTCTCTAAAGAAGCTTTTTTAGTTTTATCATCCATACTATTGTAGGCCATTAAAAGTTTGTCTTTAGCGCTATGGTATTCTGCTTTATTCCAAGTAGGAGATATATCAACAACACCTAAAACTCCATCAGTAACTTTAAAGGTCGCTGTTTCTTCTAAAACTTTTTCTAAATCAGCATCAGATAGATCAACAATTGTATATACAGATTGTACTATGTTCGAAGCATCTAATTCTGCTTGATCAGCAAAAACTTTATAAACTCCACCATCTTCTAACGCTGACATTACTATTTTTGCCATAATTAAGAACCTATATTTTCGTAAACATAGATGAAACCAGATCCACCTGGACAGCCACCTTCAGCGCCTATGTTTGCTTGTGCCCCGCCTTGGCCTTGATATACCATACGGTTATTGGCATCAAAATTAGTTGGTGATTCGATTACAAAATCTAAACCCATTTGTCTTCTTAAACTCTTGTTAAGCATTGAACCTTTAGTAGAAGTTCCGACACTAGTTAAATCTACAGTTTCCCCAGAAACAGTTCCAACATTTCCCGGGGCATTTCCAGGACCTCCACCGCCGTTTCCACCATTTGCAGTTACTGTTGCAGGAGAACCAAAAGTAGTCGCCCCTCCAGCATTACCACTACTACCTTGTGATTGTTGTCCAGTTCCTCTAGCTCCAACTGAATATGCTTTTGTATAAGGTTGTGAAATAGGTGTCGCATAAGCAGCAAATCCTCCGGCAGCTCCCATTACGGTACCGGGACTTCTTCCGCCGCCGCCTCCGCCGCCACCTATGTAAGCTACAATATAATTAGCTCCTGGTTGGGCAGTGTAATTACCTGATGCAGGTCCAGTTATTCCAAATGTTCCAACTAAATTTGCACCAGCTGATCCAGAAGATGCACTTATAACTCTTCCTGAAGAGTCCACTGTAATGTCTGTTGCTGTAAAAGAACCTTTTGCAGATTTTATAATTTTTGGCATTAAGTTTTCCTCCTATTAATCTACCATTTCTACGTATGAAACATGGTAGTCTAAATCATTTGCGGCACCTGCTGTTACAGCTATGAGATCTGTTTCGTCTAAATAGATTGGTCTATCAATAAGACTTAACGTTGAATCTGCTGGCACAGAAATAGTGCTTGCAATTTTATAATAAGTTGAACCGTTGTCGTTACTAATTTCTACTGTTGCATCAACAGCGTTAGATCCGTCATCGTTTGCTAATAATATTGTATCAATTCTAACTGCAGTTTCTGCAGGAACGTCAATCATAGTTGTTCTATTAGTGTCTCCTAAAGTACCCATTGCATTTTTAGGTGTAATGGTTGCTATGTTAACTAGATTAGGTGTTGCCATTTTTTATTCTCCTTTTATATTAATACCCGAAAACCATGGAGAAGACAATACCTTTTCCATCTGTTGTTATTTTTTGTGTAGAACTAGTGCCATTAGCATTAGTTAATTTACCAACTCCTGTGCCTTTTGGCACTAAAGTAAGGTCTATATTAGAGTCTCCACCAACCGCTGAAATAGTAGGACTATTACCAGTCGCAGCGTTTGTTATATCAAAATGGTTGACTGCAGAGGCTGTTGTTTGAAATTGTAATTGTTCATTACCGTTTTCATCTCTTATTCCGTGATCATCGTCAAAATCAATCATAAAAGAATTGGTATCTAAGTTACCACCAAGTTGTGGCGACGTATCATCTACAACATCTCCACCAAATTCAACAGTAACTATATTTGGATTTGTACCATCATCTGCTTTTGCATAAGCAATAACAGTTTTACCATTTGCAATAGTTGCACTTGTTCCTGAACCACTAACATATTTAAATACTACGTTTTGAGATCCAGAAGTTCCATTTTTTAAAAGATACATTTGTTGAACATCTAACGGTATTGTTACATTTCTAGATGCAGTTAATGTTCCAGTAAATTCTATAACTCTATGTGCAAGTGTTGCACCGGTTGATCCATCTGATACGGATAATGTTGTATCCCCTGAATCTGAAACTGCTTGCGAAGCAGTACCACCAGCTAATTGTTCAATAATTTCTAAATTAGTATTAGTTTTTGTACCCCAAGTACCAGCGTTTTCACCAGTTGCTTGTTTTTCTATACCTAAAGGCGTATATGTTGATGCCATATTTTATCTCCTATGCAACGTCACTATAACTTGTATTTGATCCAGTTGCAACATTAGAAATAGTACTATTTGATCCTGTAGAAATTGAGCTCGGTGTCGTATTTGAACCAGTGCTCACTCCAGAAAAACTACTATTTGATCCTGTTGACGTCGCACTATATGACGAATTTGATCCAGTGTCAACATCACCGTAAACAGGAATTGTTGTAATTAAACCTAAACTAGATGTTATTGATAACCCTGTAAGACCAATAGCTAAATCTGCAACTGTTGTTGATCCAATAGATGCTGTGGCTGAAACACCAGAAATTCCTATTACATCAGCTGGTGTTATTGAGCCAACTGAAACTGTTGAAGAAACACCAGTTGGCACTACTACAGGATTAGATGTAATTGTAACATCTCCAATACTTGCAGTTGCTGATTGACTAGTTAATCCCATAGCTTGATCAGCTATGGCAGCAACGGATCCAACACTTGCAGTTGATGATTGTCCACTTAATGTAATTCCTTCAAGTATGGTTATAGTTCCAACATCAAGTGTAGACTCAACTCCTGTAATTCCTAAAACATCTGCAGGTAAAATAGAACCAACACTTGCAGTTGAAGAAACTCCAGTAAGTCCCATAACGTCTGCAGGCACAAGAGAGCCAACATTTGCAGTTGAAGAAACTCCAGTAACTTGAACAAGAGAGTTTACATCTGCAGGACTAATTTCTCCAACAGAGGAAGTAATTTCTAAGCCACTTAATTCTACAGTGTTAATAGTTGTGATTGTTCCAAGAGAAGATGTAATTTCTAGTCCTGTTGGTTTAATAGAATAGTCTACACCCCATCCAGATATGCCCCACTCTTGTCTCCCCCATCCTTCAAAGTTAGAAGATTCGGTTGTTCCTACAGCAGATGTAATTTCTAGTCCTGTTGGTGTTACGATAGTTTCTAAATCAACAGTAGCAGGAGTAAAATTAACATCTATTGGTCTATCAGAAAGATCTAGATCTACCACTGTAGTTGGAGTTCCAGAAGCAGTTCCTTGTGCGGATGTTATTGATAAACCTGTTGGCTCAACAGAATATTCAACTCCCCAACCAGAGTTGTCCCATTGTTGTCTTCCCCAACCCTCAACGTTAAAAGATTGTGGTGTTCCTAATGCAGATATTGTCCTC